TAAAGAACATAAGTAGTCATGCAAGGATTGACAATTTTAGAAGTCTCTGATAAAATTGAAATACTAGAGTAGCTTGGTAGCTAAAGGCTGAAACGTAGCCTTCAACCGAAAAGGGACTTAATACAAAAAATACCTTTGTTTTTTGTTTCAAAACTGAAATTTGCGAATCCACCGAACTTGGCAAAGATTGAGTGAGGGAAGGGCGTTTCGTCAGGAGTAGATTTAATTAAGTTTTGCGGGTTCAATTCCCGTCTCTAGTACCTATTAAATTATGCCACCAGTCACGAGTTAATAAATTCATTTAATACTCATTGAGTTGCATTTTTAGATTCTTCAGTTTTTCAAGTTTTCTTTCAGTTTGTTTAATTGCTTTAAGTCTCTTTTCTTCAAAGACTTTTTGAGCTTCTGTTTCCGTTAGCACATACTCTTTTGAGGTAAATCCGTCTAGCATTAACATATTAAATTTACGGGGATTATCCGGGGAAAATACCCCATGGCAGATTTTTCCACTGCACTTTATAATGCCACTTGTCAAAGCGTATTTTGTGACATAAACTGTAATTGTTTCGTCCATTGATTTACTCCTATGGTTATTATTTTTAGTGGGTTAGGCTGGATTTGCACCAGCGTGGAATTACTCTACAGATTTACAGTCTGTTGCCTTCGACTACTCGGCCACTAACCCTTACCTAAATTTATCTTACTACAATTTTTAATGCTTGTCAAGCATATTGATTTTCTTGATTCTTTTGAGATTCTTGCAAATTAAGAAGTTGAAGCATTGCCTCTCCTGCGTCTTTACGCGCCATACCACAAGTCCAGAGTTTTTGTTCATTGCGCTTGATAATAATAATTTTTGTATCAGAAACTGAACAAATTAAATCATTTTTCTGTTTTATTAGTTGATTAAGAGATTCTATTCGTTGCTTTTGTTCTAATTCAGAAACGGGTTGAGGTTTTTCTCCGTACTCTTGTGTAGAGAAAACAATGGCTAACATAAAACTTTTTGTTTCTTTAGACTGAAACCGAATAATCTGCCAACTAAATTCACCATCAGGCTCTAATTCTCGATTCCAAATATTTAGAAAGGTTTGTAAATAACCTTCTAATCCTTTTTGAGTTTGACGGTTTTTATTAATATCACTGAAAAGTCCTTGACTCTGTTGAGGATAGTTTTCAACAGGTTCTTCTGACTGACTGTCTTGAATAGAAGAGTAAGAATAGCAAGAATTTAACAGTTCTACATAAAACATATTGTGACTCCGATTAATTTTACATATAAAGTTTTAATGTTTATTCATTGCCAAGATACCATTGCTTATCACTAAGAAACCAGAAAAACAATCCTTTGCAAGAATTAGTACGATCTTTCTCAGATATTAATTCTTGCCATAAACGAAAACATTCAAAAAATTGCTCCCATCCATAAGGAACATCTTCTCTAAGATTAGTCCAAATAATAGGTAGATACCTTTCGATAATATTGCGTATTGTTAAGATTAAAGAGCGTGGTTTTATTCCCATCTCTTTTAGTTCTGCTTTGGTTAATTTCTTTCTTAGAAATTGATCGATCTTTTTATCTAGTTGCGTTTGATTCATTGTTTAGTGTCAGTTTCAATCCCTAATAAAGCTTAAATTTAATTGCTTCTTTTTCCTTAATATTTAATCTTCTCCCCAATCTGGGTAGTAATGTAAATAGACAGCTTGTCGCTCGATAGCTTGCTTTTCAAGCTTTTCAATTTCTTCGTCATCGAAGTCATGGTCCCAAATTAGAGAATCAAGAAACTGGTCTTCTTTCTCTATAAACAATTCTTTCTTAACCATAAAATCTTGGCAACCATAAGACATCCCTCCGCTTTTCCCTATAAAAATAAGCGCATTGTCTTCAACGGTCGCCAAAAACTCTTTTAATTGTTTTGCAGTAATCACTTTGTGTCTCCTAAATAAAAAGCTATTTTATCAATATAAAAAGGAAACCCTAGCGCTTCCCAGCATTCTAATAGTCTTGGTACGTCAGTCAGGGAATTGATTAGAAGTTTACCCGATTGCTACGGGAATAAGAAAATTAGCCACGGGTTAGAAAAGTGAGTATTTCCTCTATTCTAAGTAAGTATTTCGCATCTAAGTACAATTGCTTACTGGCACTCTCATCCTTTCTATGCCTCTAGTTATTAGATGCCCGGAGCATCCTACTTTTTTAGTATGATTGCTCGTTAAATTCTCAAAAATAACCGCGCCCTTAATTTTCCAGAGAAAGAGCGCATCAAGCAAAAAAATAACTAATTGATTAATTTTAACACAATTCCTAATGTCTGTCAATAACTATGGCTAAGAAGAAGAGCTTTGCTTTTAAGAAAGAGCACAAGGATCCAGACGGAGGGCTAACAGCTAAGGGCCGCGCTGATTACAATCGCGCTACTGGCTCTAACCTGAAGCCCCCTGCTCCTAATCCCAAGAATAAGGTAGATGCGGCCCGCCGTAAGAGCTTCTGTGCGCGTAGCGCAGGCCAGGCGGATATGCACGATATAGACTGTCGCAAGACACCTAACAAGCGCTTATGCAAGGCCCGCAAGGCATGGGCATGCTAGGACAGCGCTAGTGTCAAGTAGTGAATACAGTGACGTGATCACCGCCGTATGTATCAGTGGCTATTCTAATACGCGCCTCACTCTGAGAGTGGAACCAGCCCTGTGGGTCCACGAAGTCAATTATAGGTGGGTTACGCTTACCCTCTTTAATGCGTAAGGCCCGGCCCACCTTTTGAATCATAGATACACCGTCTACTCCTCCCTTACCGCCGGCGGCCATTATAATACTACCAATAGAGCGTATGCTTACACCTAGACTCAAGATACCCTCACTGGCTATAGCGCCAGATATAGAGCCCGCTGACAGCTGGTCTAGTACGTCGGTTATGTTAGTACTCTTACCATGAATAATGGGTAGAGATGTGCCCAGCGCCTCTAGCTCAGTCAGTACGTTAAGGGCCTGACTGGTAGGATTCTTCTTCTTACTACTAGTACCTACCTTACGTACTAGGATAAGCACAGGCCCATAGCCGTCTTTTATCAGTCGGCATGCGTGCTTCGCTATAAGGGTATTGCGGGCTCTATTATTAACTATGACGCTATCGTATAGCTGATTATAGAGCCATGGTGTAAAGGGCTTATTGAATGAGCCGTGCGTTACTGCACCGGGAGGAGCTGGATAGAACTCGAACTTAGGTTGCATAATGACGCCGCTCTCAATGAGAGTAGTCTCTTGATACTCTGCGAGAAGGGGGCCGAATATAGCCTCCATCATCTTAGGGCGAGTAGGTGTAGCAGTCATGCCAATCTTATAACGCGCGTTGACTAATGACAGAGCAGTAGTGATACCACTTGCATTCATATAGGTATGCGCCTCATCGAACACAGCGACCTCAATACCAGAGAGCCACTCTATATAGCGTCTATCGCCCCGCTTAATACGCTCATAGAGAGTATCTACGGTAGCGATAGTCATAGCTCCAATATCATCATTACCATCTCCTACTAGTCCAGGAGAGAGGCCCGCCCACTCCTGCACATCCTCTGCCATCTGGTAGAGTAGACGTACGGTAGGTACTACTATGAGTCGGCGGGCCTCGAAGTATTTCATCAGCGTGGCAATAACAGCGCTCTTTCCATAACCAGTAGCAGCCCGCACGTAGCCCCGGTAACCCCGTAATACGCTAGCTATTGCCTCTCGTTGGTCGAGGCGTAGTCTGGTATCTATAACGGGATCGAGTAGAGTTGGTTGGGGGAGCAGCTCTAGAGTAGCAGTATGGCCGGCCCGCCGTAGTAACTCCATATAGAGAGGGAGGAGGCCCGCCAATAAGCGACAGCCCCCTCGCCCATCTGGATAATAGAGAGGGTAATGAGCGGGTATAGCTAGAGGTTCAATAGGAAGAATACTCGCTATAGAGCGGGCTTCTTCTACGTCTAGCACTGCACAGAGATGTCTATGACAGCCTGGCAGTAGTTCTGGTATATAGGCCCAGTTACCATCTACTCGTATTATCATTCGGCCCAGGGGTTTCCATTAATCTCAATTGTTTCTTCTTCTACGACTTCCGCAGTACACGGGCCAACACTCTTTGTGTTGCTAAAGTCACTCTCATTAAGAACATTAATCTCACCAGCAGGATTAATCTGCTGCCAGTACTTGCGTGCTGCCTTAATAGCCCCTAAGTCAGGAATCTCCTTAACTGCGAAGTTTAGTGATGCCTTGGGGTTCTTATC